GATATAGGTAGTAAGCAACAGATGGGTGAATTACTAGAGTATCTAGTTCTTCGCCTCTTTCTCCAAGAAGTGATCTTCCTCTTGCAACTGTAGCTGCTGTTAGGAAGTTACTTTCATCAGCACCAGAAGCAGCACCTTTAGATAGATCAAGTGCGTTTGCACCTAATGGTCCGAAAGTAGATCCGAACAAACCATCTAATAGGCTGAATAGTCTTGCAGAGTTTAGCTTGTTGATTGCATCTGCAATTTGGTTTCTGATGTGACCCATTGGATCTTCACCAGCAGCCAATACAGCTACGTCATCAACAGCATACGCAAAACCTCTATGACAGATAGTTGCGATCTGTGTTCCTGTACCAATCTTCTGTGGTGTCAAATAACC